GACGAAATCGTGGGCGAGATCGCCGCGCTGTCGTATAAGCTGGAGCGTTTTAAGTAAATGCCAATGCGGCGCGAAAACGTAGCGGCTGCATTGCGCTATCTGGGCGACAAGGCCGATTTGCGCCGCCGCGCCGAACGGATGGTGAGCCTTGACCCGCAGGAGCAAGACCTAGCCGATATTGCCGTGGAGACGGGTGCGAGCTTTGTCCCCGGCGTAGGGCAGGCACTTGCCGCCCGTGACGTAGAACGCGCCAGACGCGCTAACGACCCCGCAGGCATGGCTATGGCAGCGGCAGGGGCGATACCGGGCGGTAAGCTTGCCAAACTGCTGAAGGGCTTTGACCCGACACGGTTAGAGCTGGATGTTTACCACGGCACGCCGCACCGATTCCCTGCCACGGAAGCCAACCCGTTAGGCGAGTTTGATGCAAGTAAGATCGGCACGGGCGAAGGCGCGCAGGCTTACGGGCATGGGATTTACTACGCAGAAAACCCCGAAGTAGCAAAAGGGTATCAGCCGCGTGACCCGAAAGCCGAAGCCAAACTGATGAATTTGTACAAGCAAGCCGAAGCGCGTCAAAACTACGACGCAATGGAAGTGCTAGAAGCGGCAATGTTGCACCGCACGGCAAGCGAATTGCGTGAGCAATACCCAAATCAGAAAGCGTTAGTGAACCGTATCGGTAAAATCAACGAAAAAGCGGCTGGCGCACTTTACAAAGCCGACCTCCCCGACGAAATGATTGATCGTATGCTGGATTGGGACAAGAGAATAAGCGACCAGCCTGAATCTGTTAGGGCGGCATGGCAATCATGGCAGCAAACAAAAGAAGCGCAAAAACTAAAAAAACAATTGCTTGCTAGGGGGAATACGCAAGCAGAAATTGACAAAATGTTTGCAAACCCAACAGGTGAAACCGCTCATGGTTGGATTTATGAAGGCTATGGCTCTTCAAAAGGCGGAGAAAAACCAAAAGTAGCCAAGTTCTTGCAAAGCCAAGGCGTTCTGGGAGTAAAGTATCAAGACGCAGGCAGCCGAGGCCAAGGCGGCACCGGCACTCGCAACTTTGTCGTATTCCCCGGCGAGGAAAAGAAAGTACGCATATTGGAGCGAGACGGCAAAAAGGTTGCGGATATGCTCCAACGCGCCGCACCGACCAGCGCACAGGTTGAGGTGGACATTTACCCGCTTCGCAGCGATCCAAACACTCTGTATTTATCCAAAATCGCCGTACCTAAAGACCAACAAGGGCAAGGACTTGGATCACAGGCCATGCAAGAGATTATTGATAAAGCCGATGCCGAAGGTAAGCGCGTGGTGCTGTCGCCTTCAACCGAATACGGCGCAAGTTCGGTTGGGCGCTTAAAAGACTTTTACAAACGGTTTGGGTTCGTAGAAAACAAAGGCCGAAATAAGAATTACGCCATCAGCGAGTCCATGTACCGTGACCCCAAGAAGTCCAAATAACGGCTATACTTTAATTATTGTTTCATTTGTGCATAAATAAGCCATGCCAAGACCTAAAGGATCGCCCAACAAGGCAACCGCAGAGGCTCGGGAAGCAATAGCCCGTTTGGTAGACGGCAATGCCCATCGCCTTAACATTTGGTTAGATGAAATCTATGAGACGAAAGGCGCAGAAGCCGCATGGCGCTGCATGATGGATGTCATTGAGTACCATGTGCCGAAACTTGCCCGGCATGAGTTGACCGGGCAGAACGGCGACAAGATCAAGGTGCAAGTGAGTTGGATGGCTCCCGAGTAATCATCCCCTACCGCCCACGCAAAGCGTTCATGCCGTTTCACGACAGGACGCAACGCTGGGCCTGCCTTGTCGCGCATCGTCGCGCAGGCAAAACCGTCGCCGCCGTCAACGACATCATCCGAGCCGCCATCACCTACCAAGGGGATCGGGGGCTGTTTGCCTACATCGCCCCCTACCGTAGTCAGGCCAAGGCAGTTGCATGGCAATACTTTCAAGAGTTTGCGCAAAGCGTCACGCAGTCCAAAAACGAACAAGAATTGACGATCACGCTGATAAACGGCAGCCAGATACGCCTCTACGGTGCTGACAACGCGGATGCCATGCGTGGCCTCGGGTTCTCTGGCGTGTACATGGACGAATACGGCGACTTCAAACCCAGCGTGTTCGGCAACGTCATACGCCCTGCCCTTTCGGATAAACAAGGCTGGGCGGTGTTCGGCGGTACGCCCAAGGGTAAGAACGCCTTTTGGGAGATTTACGAAACGGCCACTCGTCTCCCTAGCGAGTGGTTCCTGCTGCGCCTCCCCGCCTCCAGCAGCGGGTTACTCCCTAGCGGCGAACTGTCTGCCGCCCGGGCGCAATTGGCCGAGGATCAGTATTTGCAGGAGTACGAGTGCAGTTTTGAGGCTGCCATCCTCGGCGCTTTTTACGGCAAGGAAATGCGCGAGGCCGACCAGCAGGGCCGAATCTGCCAAGTGCCATACGACCCCAACCTGCCTGTCTACAGCAGTTGGGACTTGGGGTATCGGGACGATACGGCAATATGGTTCTACCAGATCGGGCGCGGGGAAATCCGCGTCATAGACTTTTACGCGGTGTCGGGTGCCGACATTTACGACATCGCCACAACCGTGATGGCAAAGCCGTACCGTTACGCTCGCCACTATTTACCGCACGACGCTAGAGCCAAGAGCTTGCAAACTGGCAAGAGCATCATTGAGCAGTTGGCGGTGCATCTGGATGTCGCCAAACTTGCCGTGGTTCCCGACATCGGCGTGCAGTCAGGCATCCAAGCGGTGCGCATGACGTTGCCGCGCATTTGGTTTGACGCCGAGAAATGCCGCGATGGCATTGAGGCGTTGCGTCAGTATCAGCGCGAGTACGACGAGGACAAGAAAGCCTATCGTCAGTCACCGCGTCACGATTGGACTAGCCACCCGGCTGACGCTTTCCGTATGCTTGCGGTATCATGGCAGGAGACTGCTGACAAGACCCCGGCCCTTGAGCCTAAACCGCTCATGGTCGGCCCACAGAACACCGTCACGCTTAACGATATGTGGGCGGTGCATGATCGGACAACCTCGCGGAGAGCGCGGATATGAGCATTACGTCCCCGAATAGATACCCTTACGAGACTGTGGCCGCCTCCCAGACCGCGCAGGTGTTGGGCGGGTCGGGCGCGGTAGGCGACTACTTGCACCGCATCGTGGTCACGGTCACGGCGACCGGTACTTCCACGTTGAGCGTGCTGGATAACAGCACCACGGTGCTAACAATGGCCGCCAACACGCCCGTCGGCGTCTATAGCCTTGAGATCAACGCCGCCTCGGCCTCTGGCCCGTGGAAGATCACGACCGGCGCAGGCGTAACGGTGTTGGCTGTCGGGTTCTTCACCGCATGAACAACAAACCCGGGCTTTATGCCAACATCCTAGCCAAGCAGGAACGCATTAAGGCTGGCTCTGGCGAGCGTATGAAGCGCCCCGGTGAGGCTGGACGCCCGACCGCCGCTGACTTTAAGCAGGCGGCCAAGACGGCCAAGCCAGAGAACAAGGGCAAAGCATGACCGCCGCATGGCAGCGTAGCGAGGGCAAAAACCCGCGCCGTGCCTCGTTCCTTGCCCGCATGGGCAATATGCCGGGGCCGATGGCCAAGAACGGCGAACCCACACGCCTTGCGCTTGCGTTAAAGGCATGGGGCGCGTCCAGCAAAGAGGACGCCAAGGCCAAGGCCCGAGCGATTAGCGCCCGCAATGAGGGGAAAGCGTAATGGAACCGATGCTTGTTAGCAGCGAGGTGGATCGCTACCTCAAGATCGTTGGGCAGTACGACAACGAGTTTGCCAAATGGACGGCGCGTACCAAGAAAATCATCAAGCGTTACCGTGACGATACCCGTGGGCAGACGCTGACCGAATCGGCCAAGTTCAACATCCTGTGGTCAAACGTGCAGACGCTGACGCCTGCCGTTTACGCCAAACTGCCCAAGGCTGACATCAGCCGCCGCTTTGGTGACAACGACCCGGTGGGCCGCGTGGCCGCGCAGCTCCTTGAGCGTGCGATTGACTTTGAGATTGAGCATTACCCTGACTTCCGCTCCACGATGAAATACAGCGTGGAGGATCGGTTTTTGGGCGGTCGCGGCAGCGCATGGGTGCGCTACGAACCGCACACCTCGCCCATTGGCATTGACGATGACGGCGTATCGGTCACCTCTGCCGTAGAGCAGGGCGAAATGTCCGAGCCGATGGAGCAAATTGAGTACGAATGCGCCCCGGTGGATTACGTTCATTGGCGCGATTTCGGCCATTCGCAGGCCCGCACATGGGAAGAAGTGGGGCAGGTGTGGCGCTGGGTCTACATGACCCGTGAGGCGCTCGTAGAACGGTTTGGCGATGAAATGGCACGCCGCATCCCGCTAGACCAAGGGCCAGAGCCGCTTAACGCTTACAACGAGAGCAAGCGCACCTACAACCGCGCCAAGATTTGCGAGTTGTGGGACAAGGAGACGCAGAAGGTCTATTGGTTCTGCAAGGGTATGCCGCAGATGATTGATGTGCGCGATGACCCGCTCGGCCTTGAGGGGTTTTTCCCTTGCCCGAAACCGCTTTATGCAACGACGACCAGCGACACGCTCGTACCCGTTCCCGACTTTGTGCTGTACCAAGATCAGGCGATGGAGTTGGACATCCTCTCCGACCGCATTGACGGGTTGGTGAAGGCGCTGCGTGTGCGTGGCGTGTACGACGCCAGCCAGCCTGCGCTGCAACGCTTGCTCACAGAGGGCGACAACAATGCGCTTATTCCAGTTGATAAGTGGATGGCTTTCAGCGAAAAGGGCGGCCTTAAAGGAAGCATTGACCTCCTCCCGCTTGACACGCTCGCAAATGCGTTACTTAACTGCTACCGAGCTAGAGAGGACATCAAGAGCCAGATTTACGAAATCACGGGCATCTCGGACATCATCCGAGGCACCTCGTTCGCCAGCGAAACCGCGACCGCGCAGCAAATCAAAGGCCAGTACGCGGGATTAAGACTGCGCTCCATGCAGGAGGACGTTGCCCTCTACGCCTCCGAGATCATCAAGCTCAAGGCGCAGGTCATGTGCCTGCACTTCCAGCCCGACACAATCCTTGCCTACGCTGCCGCAGGGCAGATGACGCCATCGGATCAACAGTTGATCCCGCAGGCCATGCAGTTGCTGCGCGACAAGCCGCTGCGCAATTTCCGCGTGGACATTGCCGCCGATAGCCTTGTGATGCTGGATGAGAACCAGAACAAGCAGGATCGGATGCAGTTTTTGCAGGCGTTTGGCGGGTTCCTTGCGCAAGCGTTGCCCGTCGGCCAAGCCTCCCCGCAGATGGTGCCGATGATGATGGAGTTGCTGCGCTTTGGGATGCAGGCGTTTAAGGCCGCACGCCCGATTGAGGGTCAGATTGACGCCACGTTGCAGCAGTTGCAGCAGGCCGCCATGCAGCAGCAGCCCGACGGCGAGCAGCAGGGCAAACAGGCCGAGTTGCAGCAGAAGGGGCAGATGGAAGCCTCCAAAATGCAAATGGAATCGGCGCTCACGCAGGCCAAGTTGCAGCATGAATTCCAGATGGAGCAGGTGCGCACGCAGGCCAAGATGGCGATGGAGCAGCAGAAACAGCAGTTTGAGGCGCAACTAAAAGCGATGGAACTGCAAAGTCAGCAGGCCGCAGCCAAATACAAGGCTGATGTGGACGCCCAGACCAAACTCATCATCGCGCAGATGGGCAAGACCATGCCCACGCCGTCATTTGAGCAATGAAACGCACTTACGTTTACATGGATGGCGAGTTTGTAGAGCGCAAAAAGGACGCGCAGGGCCGCTATCACTACGTCCAGCCGGACATTCAGCCCTACAAGAGCATGATTGACGGCAGCATGATTACCTCGCGCTCACAACACCGTCGGCACCTCAAGGCAAACGACTGCATTGAGGTAGGCAACGACGATCCCGCACGGCACTTGCCAAAACCCAAGGTGGATAACAGCCGCCTTGAGCGTTTGAAGTGGGAAGTGAACCAGCGCATGACGAACGAGCAGGCTGATCGGGTAATCCGACAGCTACGCCAAGAGTTGAACTTCACCAATCCCCACAGGAGAGGCTAATCGTGGACGTTGAAAACCAGAATACGGAAGCCCCACAGGCCGAAGATTCCCGGAGAGCGATGTTAGAGCAGGGTTTTGAGGCTATTGAGAAGGGCGAACCTGTAGAAACCATTGGGCAGCGCGACGAAAAAGGCCGTTTTGCCCCTCGCCAAACCCAGCCCGAGCCAGAACCCGAGGCCGACGCTGAACCGCCGGTATGGAAACGTCCCCCTGCGTCGTGGAAAAAGGATTTCCATGAGATTTGGGCTAAAGCCGACCCAAAGATGCAGGAATACGCATGGCAGCGTGAGGAGCAGATGCGTGCGGGCGTGGAACCGCTGCTTTCCAAGGCGCAGTTTGCCGATGCGATGCAGGAAGCCATCCAGCCCTACATGAACACGATTCAGGGGCTGGGATTGCAGCCCGAGAAAGCCGTGGCGGCGCTGATGGAGGCCGATCACAAGCTGCGGAACAGCGACCCGCAGACGAAACTGGCTTATTTTTACCAGCTTGCGCAGTCCTACGGCATCAATTTGGGTGCCGCGCAGCAGGGCGCAGCGCCGCAGGGTGTAATGCCGCAGGGCAGCGTTGACCCGATGGTGTATCAGCTCCAGAACGAGCTGAACAACGTGCGCGGCGAGGTCATGGGCTGGAAACAGCAGCAGGAGATGCGTGAAAATCAGACGCTTCTCAACGAGATCAATCAGTTCAGCGCAAAGGCTGAACATTTTGAGGACGCCAGACCGACCATGATTCAACTCCTACAGAGTGGCATGGCCGAAACGCTGGACGAAGCCTACGAAAAGGCCATCCGATTGAATCCTGATCTGTTTGAGCAGGTGAACAAGGCCCAACAGGCCGAGATTGCCAACAAACAGGCCAGAGAGGCCAACAAGGTTGCGAAAGCAGCCAGAGCAGCAGCGGTGAGTGTCAGAAGCGCCACACCCGGCGTTAACACGGCTCCCAAAGGCGGCGACCGTCGTGCGATTTTGGAGGAGCAGTTTGCCGATCTGGAATCGCGTTTGTAATTAACTGATATAGGAGACTTCAAATGGCATTTGCCAACTCTAGTATCAGCGACATCATCGCTACTACGATCCAGAGCCGTAGCGGTGAACTCGCTGACAACGTGACCAACAACAATGCGTTGTTGCGTCGTCTTAAAGAGCGTGGGAACGTCAAGACGTTCTCGGGCGGTAACGTGATCCTTCAGGAAATCATGTACACCGATCCGACCACGAACAACACCAACTCGTACTCGGGTTATGAAGTGTTGAACGTCGGTCAGAACTCGCCCATTTCTGCGGCGCAGTTCTCCATCACGCAGTACGCGAGTGCGGTGACGATCTCGGGTCTGGAGATGATCCAGAACTCGGGCAAGGAGGCCATCATTGACCTTCTTGACGGTCGTATGTCGGTTGCGGAAGCGCAGCTGGCTAACCGCATCAGCGGTGACCTGTACGGTGATGGCACCGGCAACGCGGGCAAGAACCTCACGGGCCTTGCTGCGGCTGTGCCGGATGACCCGACCACGGGAACCTACGGCGGCATCAACCGCGCCGTGTGGTCGTTCTGGCAGTCCAAGGTGTTTGATGCCTCGGTGAGTGGTTCGGGCGTTGTCTCGTCCACCACCATTCAGGGGTACATGGACGCCCTTGCTGTGCAGCTCATCCGTGGCACCGACAAGCCTGATCTGATCGTTGCAGACAATAACTTCTACCGTTATTACTTGCAGTCGCTTCAGAACATTCAGCGCGTGACGGACAGCGGTTCCAGCATGGCTGGCGCGGGCTTTGCCTCCCTCAAGTATTACGGCGCAGGCATGGCCTCCGACGTGGTGCTGGACGGTGGTATCGGCTCGTCTACCTACAACAGCGGTTCGGGCAACGCCAACCATATGTGGTTCCTGAACACCAAGTACCTGCACTTCCGTCCGCACAAGGATCGTAACTTTGTGCCGATTGGCGGCGAGCGGCAGGCCGTTAACCAAGACGCCATTGTGAAACTGATTGGCTGGGCAGGTAACTTGACCTGCTCGGGCAGCCAGTTCCAAGGCGTGTTGATTGACTAAAGGAGTACACGACAATGGCTGTTTCTACTTCAAATTTGATTGGCGTGTCCCTTGGCTACACCGACACCAGCCCGATGTTTAAGGTTGGCACCACCGTCAACCTTGACGATGGCGGTCAGGCGATCTATGTGCAGGCGGCATCTACCGTCAGCACCTACATGGCCGTTTCGGTGAAAGGTGACAACACCGTGGTGCCGCTCACCACGACCAACTCGGCAAACAGCAAGGCCGTTGGCTTTGCGCAGGCGTCCATTGCCTCGGCCTCGTATGGCTGGGTGCAGCTGGGCGGCAAGCCGGTTGTTAACCTCGCTGCGTCATGCCTCCCGGCGGTTCCGCTCTTTACGACGGCCACCGCTGGAACGCTTGACGACGCCACGGTAACTGGCGGTCTGGTTGAGGGCATCGTTGCCCTGACCACGGCCTCTGGCGCTACCGCGTTGACCTGCGTTGCGGGCTACCCGCACGTTGCAACGGGCGTCGTCGGGTTCTAATCCGATGCAGCCTCTGGAGATCACGGTACAGGCAGCAGGTACGGCAGAGGAGCTTTGCTCCAACATCCGCTCTGCGCTTGGCCGTGGTCTACCAGAACTGACCCTCGCTCCCATCAAGCACGATGGCAACATTGTCTTGGTGGCGAGCGGGTGGTCTATGCCTGACTACATTGACGAGATCAAGGCGCACCGCCGAGCCGGTCGCCCGATTGTGGCTGTAAAGGCCGCACACGACTTCCTAGTGGAAAACGGCGTTAACCCTGATATGTGGGTCAATCTTGACCCGCGTGACCGTACAAACGGCATCCAGCGGCTTAACGACCATACGGTGTATATGCCAGCCTCGCGCTGCCCACCGTCCACGTTTGATTACCTCAAAGGCCGCAAGGTACTGCTGTGGCACTCATGGGCAGAAGGCCCAGAGATGGCGGCCATTGGCCCGAACAAACTGGCCGTAGGCGGCGGGACAACCTCGGGTTTACGGGCGGTCAACATCGGTTACCTGCTCGGGTTTCGTAACTTTACGCTATACGGTTACGACTCCTGCAACCGTGCGGATGGGGTTAAGCGGTTTACGGGCGATGTCACCGGCCCTGCCATTGATGTGTTTGTCGGCGGCCCGACAGGCAAAAAGTTCAACTGCAACATGGCAATGGCGCAGCAGGCTAACGAATTCCAGAAACTGTTTGATGTGATGGGCGATATAACGGTAGACGTTAAAGGCCCGGGGTTGATTGCCGAAATCATGCGCGTGCGCGATCAGCGCAAGGCCGCGTAATGGCAATTCCTAGCAGGGTTTTGGGATCAGGCGTTAACAGCCTGTCCACCGTGTCCATTTGTGGCGACGGCAATGCCTCGGTGACGGCAGCCGGTACATCAGCGGGAAACGCCACCGCGATTACTTACGTTTACAACAACGTCACCACGGTTGGCTCTAGCGCAGGCGTTAAACTCCCGCCAACCGAGATGGGCGAGACAATTTGGGTAACAAATTCGGGCGCAAACGCGCTAACCGTTCACCCGTATGAATCCACCACGCAAATAGACGGCGGGTCGTCCTCAACGGTAAATATTGGCTGTTCGGCAGTATTTTTTGCCGTGAGCAATAGCCGTTGGGAGGGTTTGCAAGGCTTTAACTCGGCGGTGCCGATTCTGCATTACGGTTCGTTTTCGGACACTACGTTGCAGACGGCGGCCTCCATCAATACCGCCTATGCCATGACGTTTAACACGACCGATAGCAGCAATGGCGTATCTATCGGGTCGCCGACCTCGCGCCTTGTCGTCGCTAATCAAGGCGTCTACAACGTCCAGTTTTCGGCTCAGTTAGACGAAACCTCGGGCGGCACGGCAAACGTCTACATTTGGCTGCGTAAAAACGGCACAAATGTGCCAAATTCAGCCAGTACGGTTGCGTTGCAAGGAACCTCGGCGCGGTTGGTCGCTGCGTGGAACTTCATTATTCAATTAGAGCCAACCAACTACGTTGAGTTGATGTGGGCAACCGATACCACAAACGCTAGAATCCTCGCAGCCAGCGCCACAAGCGTATGGCCTGCGATTCCTTCAGTTATCTGCACCGTAACACAGGTCAACAACCTGTAATCCCCACAGGAGAAACGGACAATGTTAGACAGCGATGTAAACAACGCCGATGCCCAACTTCATGTTGAGTTTTACACCAAGGAAGATGGCCCACGAAAAGGCAAAACCTATGTGCGCATCATGGCCCCGGGTGACAAAACCAACATCATTGAGCAACCGGCGCGGGACGATCATAAGCAGCGGTTCCCCCGGCAATGGCTGTATTTCCAAATGCAGCAGAACGAGGACGCCGCGCAGCAGATCGGCACCCCGCTGTCGCAATGGCACCGTGATTATCCCGAGGAAGTTAACAAGGATCAGATCGCTGAACTGAATATCCTTAAATTTGTGACGGTGGAGCAGTTGGCGCTGGCCTCTGACGGGCAGTTGCAGCGCGTCGGCATGGGCGCGGTGGGCCTGCGTGAAAAGGCCCGCCAGTACCTCAACCGCAAGAACCGCACCGAATCTAACGCGGAATTGGCCGATACCAAGCGGCAGTTGGCAGAATTGCAGGCGCAGCTTGCGGAACTGACCGCTGACGCTCCCAAGCGGCGGGGCAGACCGCCTAAATTAGCGGAGTTGTAGTATGGGCAGCACGATGATTCAGCTCATTCAGCAATGTACGAATGAGCTAGGCATACCGACCCCCAGCACGGTCGCGGGTAACACCAGTCAGGAAACCGTGCAGTTGTTGGCGTTGATGAACGCCGTCGGGTACGAAATGCTGCGTCGTGCTGATTGGCGAGAACTGACCAAGCCCCACACTTTTTACACCGAAGCAACGTCTACCACGGGAACGTGGACGACAAGCAGCTACACGATCACCGGCATCCCCTCTACGGCGGGGCTGTCGGCGTCGTATCAGGTGCAGGGCGTTGGCATTCCGAACGCGACTTACATCACGGCGGTCACCAGCGCCAACTCGGTGACGATTAACTACGCACCAACCGAAGCGCAGGTAGGCGGCAATCTGGTTTTCCAGAAGATCAAATACGATCTGCCGTCGGACTACAACAGTACGGTCAACCGCACGCATTGGGACAAGAGCAAGCGGTGGGAAATGCTCGGCCCCGAGTCAGCGCAGCAATGGGAATGGCTGCTCTCGGGCTACATCAGCACCGGCCCGCGTGTGCGTTGGCGCTTATACGGCAAATATTTCCAGATTTGGCCGGGAATGAACGCAGGCGAGTTGCTGGGTTTTGAGTACCGCAGCAACGCATGGGTAGAAAGCGCCACCGGCCTCGCCAAAACCAGCTTTACCGCTGATGATGACCGCTGCATCTATCCAGATCGCGTCATCGTACTCGGCACCAAGCTCAAGTATTTTGAGGCCAAGGGCTTTGACACGACCGCGCTCTACCGCGATTACCTGATGGAATTGGAAACGGCCATTGCGCAGGATGTGGCCGCTGCAAACCTGTCCTTTGCGCCGCGCCCGGGTACGGTGTTGATCGGCTACGACAACATCCCCGACAGCGGTTACGGTACGGATAGCCAGTAATGGCCTCGCCCGTTCGTCGCAGTCGGTTGATTCAGCGCACGCAGGCCAATGTGGCCTCGCTCCCCGCCCCCGTGGGCGGCTGGAACGCCCGCGATGCGCTCGCCAACATGGCCCCGACGGACGCGGTAACGCTAGACAACTTGTTCCCCGGCGTTTCCAGCGTGACGTTGCGCGGTGGCTACGACAAACACGCCACCGGCATGACAGGGCAAATAGAAACCCTGATGGAGTACAGCGCCGGGTCAACGGATAAGCTTTTTGCCATCGTCGGCGGCAATATTTACGACGTTACGTCGGCAGGGGCAGTTGGCGCGGCCAAGGTCAGCGGGTTATCTAATAGCCGCTGGGAAGCCGCCAATATCACGACCTCGGCAGGCGGGTATTTGTACGCAGCTAATGGCGTCAACAAGCCGCTGCTGTATGACGGCACAAACTGGACGGCGATTGACGGCGTATCCACACCCGCTATCACAGGGGTCACAACCACCTCGCTGATGCAACCCACCCTGTTCAAGAACAGGATGTGGTTTATTCAAGTGGACACGTTGAAAGCGTGGTATCTACCGACGGCATCGGTGGGCGGTGCGGCACAATCACTTGATTTGTCCTCGGTTGCCAAGTTGGGCGGCAAACTTGTTGCAATGGCAACGTGGACGATTGACGCAGGCTACGGCGTTGACGACAACCTTGTGTTTGTCACCGACAAGGGCGAAGTCATCGTTTATCGCGGCACCGATCCCTCTAGCGCCTCCACATGGGCGCTGATCGGCGTGTGGATCGTCGGTGCGCCGATCTCACGGCGTTGCCTGATGAAGTACGGCGGCGACTTGCTTGTGCTGACGCTGGATGGCCTTGTGCCGCTTGCCTCGGCGTTGCAATCGTCACGGCTTGATCCCAACGTGGCGCTGTCGGACAAGATTCAAGGCGCGTTTGCGATTGCCGCACGCACTTACAAAGACAATCACGGTTGGGCGTTGCAGTATTACCCGCTCAACAATGCCCTAATTGTCAACATTCCGACGGGCAGCGGCTCGCAACAGCAGTTTGTGATGAACAACATCACTAAGGCGTGGTGTCGGTTTACCGGCTGGTATGCGAACTGTTGGTCGTTGCTCAACAACGAACTTTATTTCGGCAGCGACGGTTACGTTGCAAAGGCATGGACAACGGGAACGGGGTCAGCCGGGTACAACGACAACAACCAAGCGATCAACACCAAGGCATTGCAGGCTTTTAACTACTTTGACACCCGTGGCGTCATCAAATACTTCACCCGTGGGCGCACCACGACATATAGCAACGGCCAGCCGACCATTGGCGTCGGCATCGCCGTGGATTTCCAAACCGATGACTTCCTCGGTGCGCTCTCGTTTGTGGCGACCAACTACGGCCTATGGGATGTGGGACTTTGGGATCAGGCCATTTGGGGCAGCAACACGATTGCCAATAACACGGTCGTCGGGTTGAGCGGCGTCGGATATTGCGGCGGCATCATCTTCAACAGCAGCAGTAAAAACGTGTCGTTGGAGTGGGCCTCAACGGATGTGGTGTATCAACTCGGATGGGCTGGAATATAGTCAGCGGCCCTCAAGTGGGGGCATGGGTTACGGCGCAGACCGAAGGGGCGTTTGACCCTGAGCGGTCGGTCGCTATCGGATTGGAGCGTGACGGCGCGTTGGTCGCCGGGACGGTATACGAAAACTGGAACGGGAAATCCGTGGTTTGCCACATTGCGTGGCAGCGGGTGACCCCAGCGTATATGGCGGCGGTGTATGACTATGCGTACAACGTCGCAAATGTTGATAAGATCATAGGGCCAATAAGCAGCAACCATACCCGGGCGCTCGCATTGGTCAGCAAGATGGGATTTTCGGAAGAAGCGCGGATAAAGGACGCCGCGCATGACTCTGGAGATATTGTTTTGATGACGCAGACACCCGACAAGTGTCGTTTCTTGGAGCCTCGGTATGGGCAAAAAATCACCGGCACCGCCACCGGCACCTGATTACGCAACCCTTGCGATTAAGCAGGGTGAAGCCAATTTGGCCGCTGCCAAGCAGTCGGCGTATATGTCCAATCCGAACATATACACCCCACAAGGCAGCCAGACGGTCACTTGGACAAAGACCCCGCAGGTAGATACCGACGCATACCAGAAAGCGTTGCAGGCGTACTACGACCGACAAGCACAGTATGGGCCTGATTACGGCGGCCCAGAACCGACTCAAGAGCAATTTACCAGCTACATTGAGCAGCCGACAGTACGGCAAACGGTTAGCGCGGAAGCCGAACAGGCGTTGCGTCAGCAGGAACTTGCGCAGCTGCGAATGTCGCAGGCTGCCGCCGGTGCCGCAGGCGGGTTGCAAAACCTTGGGATTGCATCGGCGTTTGATGCACGCAGTTTGCCCGGGTTGCGGTACGACCTGCCCTACGCGGGCGGCATTGAACGCTACACAATGTTGCAGGAAACCCCGGGCTACACCGACATTGGGTATGCCAATCAGGGGTTAATGAACGCGCCTACGGCGGCTTACACGCCCGCTGGGTCGTATTACACCGAAGGTTTGCCGGGACAAATGGGGGCAGGCCAGCAGGCGTCCGTTAATTTGCCCGTGCAAGGCGCGATCCTGCCATACACAACGGGCATAGAACGCGCTGTCGCTGGCCCTGCTGCACCAACCGATTTAGGTCGTGCAGATGCTGGCCCGTTTGCGCCGCAGGCTGCTCCGTCGGGGCAAGCGTTCGGCATGGCAGGCGGCGGCCCGAGCTATGGAATGTTTGGCCTTGCAGGCGGTGGCCCGCAGGGCATTAACTTGCAGGGACTTGACGTTACGGGCCTTGGCGGCCCGCAAGCAGCGCCCGCACAAGGGCAGTTTGGCTACGCCCAACAGTTTGTAGGCGGGCCGCAGCTTCAGGGGCAGATAGACGTATCGCAGCTTGCGGCTGCCCCCGTGCAGGCAGGCACAACGGCGCAGCAGGCCATCATGTCGCGCCTTACCCCGCAGTTGCAGGGCGAACGTCAGGCGCTTTACACGCAGCTCATTAACCAAGGCTTACGCCCGGGCGGTGAAGCCTTTAACGCCGCGATGTCGGCGCAGATGCAGAAAGAAAACGATCTGCTACTGCAAGCCGCCGCGCAGGGCATCAGCCTTGACCAAGCCGCTCGCCAGCAGGGGTTTGCTGAACAGCAGGCCCGCGCCATGTTTGCCAATCAGGCGCAGTTGCAGGGTTTTGGGGCGGGCATGGAACAGGCGGGGCTGTACAACGTCGGCCTCGGCCAGAACGTGCAGCAAGCCCTCGCCACGCAGGCCGCGCAGAATCAGGCGCAGCAGCAGGCGTTCCAGCAGCGGCTGCAGGCCGGTGAGTTTGGCCGTGAGGCGCAGTTGGCCTCGTTCCAGACGGGTCAACAGGCGCAAGAGGCGCAAAACCGCGCTATCGCACAAAACTTTGCACAGGCACAGGCCGCGCAGGAAGCGCAAAACCAAGCCGTTGGCCAAAACTTCCAGCAGGCGTTAGCCGCGCAACAGGCGCAAAACGCCGCATTGGGTCAGGGTTTTGGTCAGGCTTTGGGCGCACAGGAATTTAACCGCGCCGGGCTTCTTGCGCAGTTTGGCATGGGCCAACAAGCGAACGAAGCGTACAACCGAGCCGTTGCACAAAACTTCCAGCAAGGGTTGTCTGCCACCGAAGCCCAAAACGCTGCGTTACAGCAGATTTTTGGTCAAGGCGCGCAGCAGCAGCAGATGTATAACCAAGCCATTGCGCAGAACTTTGCGCAACAGCAGGCTGCTCAAGAACTTAACCTTGCCCGACAGGCCCAGCAGGCCGGTCAGTCCCGCGAACAGGCGCAGTTTTACAACCAAGCGCAGGCGCAGGCCATGCAGCAGGAGTTGGCGCGTCAGCAGGCGCAGAACGCCACACAAGGCCAAATGTTCCAGCAGATTGTGCAGCAGCAAGAGGCAAGAAACGCCGCTATTGCGCAACGGTTTGCAGAGCAGCAGGCGCGTATTGCTGCGAACAACCAAGCCACGCAGCAACAGTTCCAGCAAAACCTTGCGCAGCAGCAGTTTTACAACACGGCTGTGCAGCAGGCACTTGCTCAACAAGCCGCGATCCGCTCGCTGCCGGTCAACGAGATCAGCGCGTTGCTTTCTGGCGGTCAGGTGGCTGTACCGCAATTCCAAGGCTACCAAGGCGTCAGCGTCGCCCCCGCGCCGATATTCCAAGCGGGTCAGGCGGCAGGCGACTTTGCACAGCGCAATTACCAGAACCAAGTAGGCTCTTATAACGCGGGCATGGGGTTACTTGGTAGCCTTGCTGGCGCAGCAGGTACGGCACTCGGCGGCCCGCTCGGCGGCGCTATCGGCAAAGGCTTATTTGGAGGCCCATAAATGAACGGTTTTCAACCAGATCGTAGGCCGCAGCAGATGGCGCGTATGCTTGCCATGCAAGAGCGCAATTCCTCGCTGAACGCACCCCCGGGCCAGCGTGACATGGCGTATCGCCAGACGGCAGGACTCGGTTACGCACAGCCGACGCCAAACGTCGCCCCCGGCGTGCCGCCGCAGGCCATGAATTTTAACGGCCCTCCGCAGGCCATGCAGGGCGGTCGCCCGTTTGGCTACAGCCAGAGCATGGGCGGCACAGGAATGATGGGCATGGGCGCACCGCGTAACGCGCCGATGCGTTCCCCGCAGGTCGGCATGGGGGTACGCCCCCGGGTTTCTTCTCCCGGCATGACGACCCCGCAGGGCGGTCGGTACAGAGGAGATTTTGACGATGGCGCAGAATAGACCCCGATACGTCAGCACGTTTCGCGCACCGACCGAGTACGAACTTGAGGTAGAGCGTGCGCGTCGGCAGAAGGCGCTGGCAGAAGCCCTTGCGCAGCAGGAATATCAGCCGATGGAGGGCGCAGCTGCCCCGATCCCGCGTGCCGCACCGCTTGTTAAGGCGTTGCAGGGCTACCTGACCGCTCGCGCTGGACGACAGGCCGAGGAAGCCGCGTCCAAAGCGGGGCAGTTAGAGGAAGAATACGCACGGCGCATGGAAGGCCGCATGAGCGGCGGACGTCCTGCGGTGATAGAGGCCATTGGCGAAGAAGGGCCGACCGTATTGGAAGCCAAATATCGGCGCGATCCAGCAGAGGCCGCTGCAATGGCATCAACGAGTATTGGCACGGCTGCGCTGAAAAATCGCCCAATCATGGCGGCGCGTCTTGCGGAAATGATGAAAGCGCCAAGTGAGGCGGAGTACGGCACAACGCCACAATACGACGCACAGGGCAACGCATTTGTTATCAACAAAGCGGGGCAAATTCGGTATTTAAATGGCGTTACCAAACCAAAAGCAGAACCGCCAACTTCATTTCAAGAGTTTGAGTTAACACAAACAACGCCGGGGTATAAAGAATTTATTGCGAGCCGCACGCCGAAAACCAATGTAGATGTGTCGTATGGCGCTCCGGTTGCTGGTGTAGACGCGCAAGGCAATCCGGTTTATTTCCAGCCAAGCCGAACGGGTGGCGCACCTAGCATCATTCCCAACGTAAAACCAAAACCTGAAGCGCCGGGAACCGAGGAAGCAAAATCAGCATTGTTTGCTGATCGTATGTCGGAAGCGGCTCCGCTTTTGGACATTTTGCCGCCGCCTACCATCTCGGCAACCGCAAAAGGGTCAGTTCCGGGCGTTGGCAATGTGCTGCAATCGCCAGAAAATCGTCAGTTCAACCAAGCCGCGCTTAACTTCATCACCGCCGTTGCGCGTAAAGAATCAGGTGCAAACATTCCTGATACCGAAATTGCAACAATGTCAAAAACATACATTCCAATGACTGGCGATGATGAACGGACATTGGAGCAAAAGCGCCGCGCTCGTGAATCCGCATTGCGTGGATTAGCGTTGAGTGCTGGCCCGCAATACAAGCTCGCACCAATCAAACCGCCAGAGGGCATTGCTCCCGAAGTGTGGGCAGAAATGACTTTGGACGAACGTCGGAGATTTGCCCGATGAGTCAGTTTGACGAGGAGCAAAAGAAAATAATTGCAACGGCGCAAGCACGGCTTGCATCGCGTGGCGGCGCTCCGAAAAGCGAGGCTTATCAGCGTGGCGCACAAATGTCGCCGTATGCACAAGCCGCATTAACAGCGGCACAAGGTGCAACTTTTAACTTTGCCGATGAATTGGCGGGGTTAGCTGGCCCCCAATATACGCAAATGGTGCGCGGGGCGACTGAAACTTACGCCCAGCAAAATCCGATGGCGGCATTGGGATTAGAAATGGCAGGCGGCCTTGCCACGGCCCCGCTTACTGGCCCGTTATCGCTTGGGCGCGGCGTTACTACGACAGGGCGCGTATTGCGCACCGCAGGCGATCTTGCCGCGCAGGGTGCATTGTCGGGTGCTGGTGCCGCTGATGAGGGCGACCGGTTATCGGGCGCGGCTATGGGCGCTGGAACTAGCATGGTGTTAGGCGGTGGCGCTGACATTTTGGGCCGCACCATTCGTGGCGCGGCGATCACGCCAACGATGTCACGATTGCCGCAAGGCGTGTTGGGCATGATTCCTGAAACGGTTGGTTCGTACAACGTCCGCCCTGATTACCCACGCGAACGCCTCGCACAACTGTTAGAGCGTGATGCGCAGGCTCGTATCATGGGCGGCGTGGAGCCGGGACAAGAAGCCGTTATGGCGGCAACACGGCTGCGCAAAGTTGGCACAGAAGCGCCAATTGCAGCATCAGGCGGCAACACGCTTGCAGAAATAGATATGTTGTCGCAGCTGCCGGGATCAGCAGGGCGGCAATTAACTCGCCAGCAGCGCAGAGTGCAGGCGGGTAGAGGCGGGGCAATTACAGAAACCGCCGAACAAATCACGGGCGTAAGAAAAACCGCCGAAGATGAATTAACCGATCTTGCGAAAAAGCAAGCAGATGCAGCGGGGCCGTTGTATCAAGCGTTGCAAAATACGTCATTCCCAATTGACGCAGAATTGAAAGCAATTCTTGATCGCTCCAAATTAGATTTGGCATCAGCGCAGCGCAGCGCAACCCGACGAGGCCAACCGCAAGTTCCGTTACGCAAACTTGCAGAAGGTGATGAATTGCCGTTTACCGCTGCGGATCAGTTAAAACGCACATTGTGGGACAAACGACAAGCGGCGCTTGATAAAGGCAAAACCAATGAAGCGGGTGAACTAGATGAATTGCGTTTGGCATTGGTTGCCAAACTTGACGCATTGTCACCCAGTTATGCCAAAGCCCGCAGCACCTTTGCTGGATTTGCGGAGTTGCAGACAGCGGTGGAGCAAGGCCGTAAAGCGTTGTCCGAAACATCAGAATCGTTGTCTAAATTAACCAACGAAATGACCCCATCGGAATTGGAAGCGTTCCGAGTTGGCGCGGTAGATGCGTTGCGCGGCGTTGCAGGCAGTCAAGCGGGGCAAACGCGCTTGCTAAATATGTACAAAGAGCCAGAATTGCAAAGCAAATTGCGCTCCATTTTTGGAAACGATTTCCGAGAGTTTCAGCGCATGATTTTGGCGCAGGAAGAACTGAAGAAGTTGGAGCGCGTAGGAAGCGGCTCTCAGACGTTTAAGCGATTGGCGCAAGCGCAAGATCAAGCCGATGCGTTTGATGCGTTGTCAGCGGCACAGTCTGTTGGGCAAGCCGTAACAAGCCCGCAAGGATTTATGGCTGGTGCGCAGCGTTTTGGGCAGCGGTACGGTATGCCAGAAGCGCAGCGTAATCGGCTTGCACAGTTATTGATGCTGCGTGACGAACCTGCACAAGCAGAGTTACGCAATATGCAGGAATATATGCGCCGCCGTGCCGCAGGGCAGGCGCTTGGACGGCAAGTGTCAGGCCGCATTGGGGCAACTGGTGCGGGCCAAGAATAGGAGGATGAGAAATGTCGTTTAACGGTTCGGGTACATTCCTCATCAACTCGGCAGGGCAGCCTGTCGTTGCCAACACCGTCATTTCGGCCACGGTTTTTAACGCTTTAACGGCTGACCTTGCCACGGGTCTGACGACCTGTATCACCAAAGACGGCCAGACTACGCCCACGGCCAACATTCCGATGGGCGGCAACAAGATCACGGGCCTTGCGGTCGGCACGTTGGCGACAGACGCCGCAAACCTCTCGCAAGTGCAGTCCACGGCGGTCAAGCTCATCACGCCGAGCGGCGTGGATACGATCACCGGCACGATGTCGCCCGTTCTGACGGCTTATGCAGCGGGCCAGATGTTTTACTTTGTGGCGGCAGGGGCCAACACCGGCCCTGTGACGCTCAACATTGACGGGCTGGGTGCCAAGGCGGTGACCCGTGACGGTGCGTCAGCCCTTGCGGCGGGTGACATCAACTCTGGCGAGATCGTGGTCGTGGTGTACGACGGCACACGCTTCCAGATGGTTAACGCCGCCAACTCGTTCGGCAACACGACGATCAACGGCACGCTGACGGTCACGGGTAACGCAGGCTTTCAGGCCAACGTATCCATCACCTCGGCGTTGTCGGTCGGCGGCACGCTCACGGTAACCGGCAAAACTGACCTCGGCGCGGTATCTGCCGCTTCAGCCAACGCAACGGTCGGCGTCATTACGACCCTGACCGCTACGCAAGCCTCTATTGCTTCCGCAAACGTCGGAACGGCGGTTGTCACCAACCTTACCGCCACGGGTGCATCGGTCGCGTCTATTAACGCGGCGGTCGCGCTTTTCACGACGGCCACAGTTACAAACCTACAGGCCACCGGCGCGTCTATTGCGTCAGCCAACATCGGCAACTTGTCGCTGTCGGGTGTTTCCATTGCCTCGGCTAACTTTGGTATTGCCAACGTCACCGATCTGCGTGCGGCAGGGGCGTCGGTTACTAGCGCCAACGTCGGCACCGCAGCCATTACCACATTGACCGCAACCGGGGCATCCGTAGCCTCGGCCAACGCGGGCAACCTTGTTGCAACAACGCTAACGGCTACAGGGGCATCGGTTGCCTCGGCCAACATCGGCACAGGGGTTGTGACAACGCTGACTGCCACGGGCGCGTCCGTGGCCTCTGCGAACGTCGGCACGGCAGTAATTACGGGCCTGACCGCAACGGGAGCCAGCATTGCCTCGGCTAACCTCGGGACGGCCAATATCACCGCGCTGACGCTGACAGGCGTATCGGTTGCCTCCGCAAATGTCGGGGTAGCCAATGTCACCGACCTGCGAGCCACAGGCGCATCGGTTACCTCGGCCAACCTTGGTACGGCTATCGTCACCAATTTGACGGCAACCAGCGCGTCGGTGGCCTCGGCTAACGCAGCGGTTGCCCTCGTCACGACGGGAACGATCACTAACCTGACCTCTACGGCAGCCAGCATCGCCTCGGCTAACGTCGGTACGGCAGCAATTACGGCTTTGACGGCGACCGGCGCATCTATCGCATCGGCTAACGTCGGCACGCTCAACACCAACCGCCTAGACCTTAACGCGGTATCTGTGGCCTCGGCCAACGTCGGGGTGGCAGTAATCACGACTTTGACGGCTACGGGTGCCTCCATCGCATCGGCCAATGCAGGCACGGCGGTGGTGACAAACCTCACGGCAACGCAAGCCTCGGTAGCCTCTATTAACGCCGCTGTGGCGCTAATAACGACCGGCACGGTTACGACGCTGACTAGCACGCAGGCGTCTATCGGCTCGGCCAATATGGCGGCGATGCGATTGTTGGGTGCGGTGTCGGGTTATGTCGGACTTGCGGCGGGTAGCGCGGCGGGATCAACAACGTATACTCTGCCCACAGCGGACGGAGTAAATGGCTATGTTTTGCAAACCAACGGCGCAGGCACCTTGTCATGGGTCGCCCAATCTGGCGGCGGTGGCGGTGGCGGCAGTAATGCCTTCGCTTGGTTTATCTCTTGAGGTGACACATGGGCATTTTTGTACTTGACGCAACAACTGAAAGCATCGTCGTCGCCATGTCGGGCGCGGCGGCGACCACGAACCCTGACTTTACGGCGGCGTGGGCTGACGATACCGGTTCTGCCTTTACGGAAGGGTCAACTGACGGTGCGCTAAACGGCACCAGCAGCGTCACCTTGGTGGCAGCGCCTGCATCCTCCACGCGGCGCGTTGTCAAAAACATCACGATTTACAACAAAGACACCGCAGCCGTCACGATTACGGTGTCGTTTAACAACAACAGCACTTTGCGCAACATTGTCAAGGTGACGTTGGCGGTGGGTGATACTTGGACGCTAGATGGCGCGTATGACACCAACGGATCGCTAAAACAGACGGTTGGCACGGTAAACCTGTCTACAGGGGTTACTGGCACGTTGGCGGTGGCAAACGGCGGCACAGGTGTTACCTCAAGCACCGGCTCGGGCAGCGTCGTGCTATCTACTAGCCCCTCGCTCACTACTCCCGTCCTCGGCACCCCGACCTCGGGCAACCTCTCTAACTGCACGGCTGACGGCACGAACAATGTCGGCTATCGCAACATCCCGCAGTCAGGATCGGACAAGACGACGAGCTACTCGCTTGCCACGACGGACGTTGGCAAGTTTGTCGGCGTCGGTACGTCGGGTTCCATCACGGTGCCAAACAGCACGTTTGCGGCAGGCGATGTGGTGTCTATCTTCAACAACACTTCAGGCAACGTAACGCTGACGATGAGCATTACGACTGCCTACATTGCTGGCACGAACACCGACAAAGACACCATTACTTTAGCAACGCGAGGGGTAGCGACGATATTGTTTATCTCGGGAACGGTCTGCGTCGTTAGCGGCAACGTGAGTTAAGCCATGAGCGGCATTATGAGTCTGCTGCTCGGCCAAGTGGTCAGCGCAGCGGCATACACCGAATACAAAATCTTCACCGCATCCGGTAACTGGACTGCGCCCACGGGCGTGACGCAGGTGGAATACCTTGTCGTCGCCGGAGGCGGCGGGGGTGGCGCTGACGACGCGGGTGGCGGCGGTGCCGGTGGATTTAGAACCGGCACGGGATTGTCCGTAACAGCGGGCACTAATTATACCGTTACAGTAGGTGCAGGCGGTTCTGGTGGAGTCAATAACACCAACGGATCAGCAGGCAACGATTCCATATTCAGCACTATCACTAGCACCGGCGGCGGCTACGGCGGTAAAGATTCAACTGCCGGCGGCAATGGCGGCTCTGGTGGCGGCGCAGGTGGAGTAGGCGCTGGATCGGGCGGGTCTGGAAATACGCCCTCTGTTAGTCCATCGCAAGGCAGCGCCGGAGGTTCAAACCCCGGCACCATTGCGGTTGATCCGCGATATGGCGGTGGTGGTGGCGGCGGGGCTAGTGCTGCGGGAGGAAACGTAACCACTCCGGGCGGAACGGCAGGAAACGGCGGCGCTGGCACAGCCTCGTCTATTTCTGGTTCGTCCGTAACCTATGCAGGCGGTGGTGGCGGCGCTTCTCGCGCCCCCGGCCCAGCAGGAAGCGGTGGCGCTGGTGGCGGCGGTGCTGGTGGTTACCAGTCGGGGACACAAGCAGGAACGGCAGGTTCTGCAAATACCGGAGGCGGTGGCGGCGGTGCAGGCAATGACTATGGCGCAGGCCAAAATGCAAACGGCGGTTCCGGCGGCTCTGGCATCGTCATCCTCAAGTACAGCGTACCCGTACAGAGCGTCGTAGCCACGTTTACCTCTAGCGGCACATGGACTGCACCGACTGGCGTCACCGAGGTTGAGTACCTTGTGGTGGCGGGTGGCGGCGGTGGTGGTGGAACCGTTGGCGGCGGTGGTGGTGGCGGTGGTTTTAGAACTGGAACAGGGTTATCAGTTACGGCTGGAACCGATTACACCGTTACTATCGGCGGCGGTGGTTCCGCAGGGCCGGGAGGCAATCCCGGTTCTGCATCTGGCGGCAAAGGGAGTGATTCCGTATTTAGCACCATCACCAGCACAGGTGGTGGGCTTGGGGGTGGATCAGTTCCCGGTGGCGCATCTGGTGGAAACGGAGGCTCTGGGGGCGGTGGGCAAGGAATAAGCGGAGCAGCGGGAACTGGTAATACGCCGTCAGTTAGTCCGTCGCAGGGGTCAAATGGTGGCGCAGGCGAATTGAATGGTGTTGGCATTGCCGGTGGCGGCGGCGGCGGTGCTACGTCAGCTGGTTCAAATGGCTCCGTTAACACAGGCGGTAATGGAGGAAATGGCACCGCATCGTCCATTTCTGGCGGTAGCGTTACTTATGCTGGCGGCGGCGGCGGCGGCGGCAGCACAGGATCAACGGGTGGTACTGGAGGCGGCGGCGCAGGCGGCGGAGCAAGTGTTGCTGGCACGGCAGGAACGGCCAACACCGGCGGTGGGTCTGGCGGAGGCGGTTCTAACTACTCTGCTGGAAATACCGGCGGCTCCGGCATCGTCATCCTCAAATACAACATCGGCTCTGCCACGATCTTCACCTTCAAGTCATCGCAGAAGTGGACTGCACCGGCTGGTGCGGTCAGCGTTGACTACCTCGTTGTGGCCGGAGGCGGCGGTGGTGGCGGAAATGTAGGCGGAGGCGGCGGTGCTGGTGGTATGCGTACTGGCACAGCATTGGCTATTACCGCAGGAACTGAGTACACGATCACCGTTGGTGCAGCAGGTGCATCATCAAATGCATCAACGGGAGCTGGCTCTACAGGTAATAACTCCGTATTTAGCACCATTACTTCAACCGGAGGGGGCGGCGGCGGCACAGCCGGCGTATCCAATGGAGATGGCGGCGCTGGAGGCTCTGGCGGTGGAGCATCATACACAGGTGTTGCTGGGGCGGGTAATGCGCCAAGCGTATCGCCGTCGCAGGGCAATAGTGGTGGCGTAGCAGGCTCATGGAGCGGCAATTATTCGGCAGGCGGTGGCGGCGGCGCAGGAGCAACCGGAGCAAATGGAAACTCTAGTGCTAGTGGCGGCGCGGGAGGAAATGGAACCGCATCATCTATTTCCGGCAGTTCTGTCACCTATGCCGGCGGCGGTGGTGGTGGAAATTATTTAAGTGGCGGTGGCGGCGCGGGTGGCACAGGAGGCGGCGGTGCAGGTTCGCAAAATGGTAATGGCACCGCAGGAAGTGCAAATACCGGCGGCGGTGGTGGCGGTGGCGGTGGAAACTCCGCATTAACCAACGGCGCAGCAGGCGGTTCCGGTATCGTAATTCTCAAGGTCAACTTCACATGAAAACTTATCAACTAATGGGCATTGATACGGCGATGCACTTGCTGCGTCCCGGTGCAAAATGGGAAATCAGCAACCGCGAAATCACCCGTTGGGAAGACCCGCGACCGAAACCGTCGTGGGACGAGATTATGTTCACGATTGAAAAGATCAAGGAACTTGAGGACGCGGTGCCGACGATCCTGTTGCCTGAGCAGGCAAAGGCGTTTGAGGATTACGTCAGCCAGATTGAAAAGGCGGTCGCGTGAACCTGTATTCCATATTCCCGACAGCGGTTGCCAAGTTTGAACTCGGTCGTGAGTACACCGCCGATGAAAACGCCTTTGTGGACTCGCAAGAGACGCACAAGAACCAAGGCAACACGACGAGCAACGACCGCTATGTGCTGCGTCACGACACGATGGCGAACCTCAAGGCGTTCGTAGAGGCGAGCGTGGGCGAATACCTGCGCTCCATCTACGCGCCGAAGAATGAGGTCGGTCTACGCATCACGCAGTCGTGGCTCAACTACTGCAAGCCCAGCGAGTGGCACCACAAACACGCGCATCCGAACTCGTTTATCTCGGGCGTTCTTTACATGAAGGCCGCACGGGAGCGCGACAAGATTTACTTTTACCGCGACGGCTACAAGCAGATCAGCCTGCCGACAAACAACTGGAACCTGCACAACTCAGAGTCGTGGTGGTTTGAGGTCGGCGCGGGCGACCTGATGATATTTCCCTCGCACCTCACGCACACGGTTGAAGCCGTGCAGCAGG